ATACGTATCCATGACTCGACGTATACGAAACGCTTGAGCGCGCTGTTCGGACCGGTATCACGCGAGAAGATGTTGATAGCAGGGTTGCGCGTAATTGCCTCAAGGTTGGTGAGGTAGTAGCTGTCGTCGGAGTTGCTGATGTTCTCGACTTCATCGGCGTCATACCCCATGTCGATCAGTTGGGAGACCGTTTTCAGGCTGCGATGACCGATATAGCGGCTGGTATCGAGGTCGCGCGTCTCGCGGTCGATCAGGAATTCCTCGGGAGGAATGCACTCAAGAACGACACGCTGCTTCTTGCGCTTCCTTCGTATCCGCACGTCGTAGACGACCTCGGCGGGCACGATGACGTTGCCGTTCATCGATACAGCCTCGGTTTTCGTTACCGGTTCGGCCTCGATGATTTCGAGGTCTTCTTCCCTTTGCAGCAGGAGAAGCTGGTCGTGGCTGATGCCCGAGTAGTCCGCTTCAGTGACTTCGATGTCGTCTGACCAGTGCCACTTGATGACGCCGGTTTTCACCGTCAGCGCGTCCTTCAGGCAGTTGTGGAAGATCTCGAAGCCCGCGTTGTCGTTCCAGAAGATGTGATTCACATAATCGGTCGCCTGACCGGCCTGTTCCACCGTCTTTGAGTTCGAGGGAATGAACTGCACGATGGTCGTGGTCTGGGTGAAGATCCGGAGAAGATCGGGGATGATGGCCAGCACGGTATCGCGCACTTCGGTCATCACCACTTCGGAACGGCCTTCCTGCTCGTTGCCGAACAGTCTTCCAAGGTAGTAGGCCTGCGCCAGCGCACGGTCGGGAGCGATGTAGCCGTCGATGAACAGCATGGCATCGCTGATCGTGCCATGGACCTGCAGGCCGAACTCGTAGTCGTCCATCAGGTGACGCGGACCCTTGGGAGCACTGTTGAGGACGCCGACACCCTTTGGCTTTCCTCCGGCACCGGAGTTGTCCTTGCCGGGGTCGCCCGGAAGCTCAAGGTTCTCGGCAGGCCGCATGTGGTAGCGGCCGCCGCCCATGGCTTTGGGTGTGCCTATGTCCGCCATGGTTGCTCTTTCATTGTCCGGCTACGCTGGTCGATCTCGTCCCATTTGACGCGCCATTCCTGCCGGACCTCGGCCACCGCCGCGAGCAGGGCTTTCATCTCCTGCCGCTTGAGATGACGCTTCCAGGCAAGGATGTGGCTGTCGAACACTAGCTGAACACTTCGACGACGGTGGCGGTGCAGATCGCGGTGGCGACACCGTAGAGGGCACCCTGATAGATGCCGGCCTGGCTGGGGTCTCCCGAACCCCACTGGTCGAAGGGCTGGTTGAGGACGACGGGAAAACCTCGTCCTGCTCCTGTCGTGGTCACGCCGGGGCCGCCGACCCACAGGGTTCCGGCGACCGGGAGGGCGACCATGCGGCGGGAAGCGCCGGCATTGGCGGCGAGCAGGAGCTGGGCAACCGCCGTGGCGGTCACGATGCCCTGCGTGGTGGTCATCTGGTTGGCCATCAGATGATCTTCCTGCGCTTCATGCCCGAGGCCATTCCCGCTTTCACGGTGGCGGCGTGCTGGGCAGGAGACTGCACTGCGGTCGTCACCTTGTCGCCGAGGGCGCCCGCCATCGGAGCGCCGAAGCCGGGGCCGTTGCCCTTGGTCGAGCCCATATCGGTGGGGTTGCCTCGGGGCATGAGGGTCTTGTGATGCAGCATGGCGGCGGGGCCGTGCATGTTGCCGACGCTGTTGGGCTGCTTCTCGAACGCCGATTCGAGGCCCTTGAACTTGCTTACCCAAGCCATGATTTCTGTTTCCTCTTCTTCGACAGGATGCCGGTACCGGCGTCCGCCTGATTGAACTCCTTGGCCACCTTCTGCGGCACGCCGACCTTCTTGGCAAACTGCGGATTATGTGCCGCCGCTGCCATCAGCCTTGCCTGTTTGGGCGACTTGCTGGGCATCAGCCGAGCCAGCTCTTCTTGCCGTCGCTCTTGCCCATGTTCGGGTACTTGCGATGAACGGCGGCGCGGACGCGACCCTCGACGGCCTTGCCCGATGCTCTCGCAAGGGCGTTGCGGGCATGGGAGGCGTCCTCGATCGGATACGAGCGATCAGGCCCAGCGAAGTTCTTGCCCGAGATCTTCTTGCGCGCCGCTGTCGTGAGCTTAGCCACGGAAGTCCTCCTCCGAATAGGTTCCGGCATCCCATTTGGCACCGAGTTGCTGGGACTGGCTGTAATCCATCGGAGGCGCGGCCATCTGCGCCGTGGTCCGATACATCGCCAGTTCGCGCTCAAGGGCCTCGACGCGGGCCTTGAGGTCGGCCACGAGGTCGGAGAGGTGGATGACTTCTTCCATCATCCCGGCTTTCCGGTGCCGCCCTTCTTGGGCATCGCCATCTTGCCGCCCTTCGGTCCCTTGGCCTGCACGTTGTTCGGTTGCGGGGTCATCACGCGGCGGGTCTCGCCGGAGCGGCCGCCGGTCATGCCAGATGTGTTCATCTTCTCGCTGCTGATGTTTTTGGCAGACAATTTAATCTCCTATGTGAGTCCAACTTGCCTTGCGGATAATCCGGCTGGCATTTGCTTGGGTGATGCCGAAGAGCTTGCTGATCTTCTCGTGGCTCAATCTGCCTTCGGCGGCCAGTTTGCGCATCGCAATCACATCGGCGGCCGTCAGCTTCTGCGCTGCCCTGCCTTTGCGCGCCTTATCCCGGTGATTGTCGAGATCGGTTCCAAGGAATAGATGCTGCGGATTCACACAACTCGGAACATCGCATTTGTGGCAAACATGATGTCCCGCTGGAATCAGTCCGAAATGATGTTCCCAACTCAGACGATGCGTTCCAAGCATTCGCCGAACACCATTTCGTGCGCGTATGCGGCCATAACCTTCGGCACTAGCCGCGCCCATCCAGAGCCAACAACCAGAGTTAGGTTCTGGGCTGACCCTCTCCATCATGTGCTCATAGACAGTCATACAATCCCCCGAAGGCCACGCTTCAAAGGAGTTCCCGGAATCCATGCCGGAGCACGGCCCCCAACAAGAGCGCCTTGGCCAGCGAACGTGAGTACCAAGGCGTCCGCCAAGTCTGGCGAGCGACGCAATCTGGATTTCATCGAATCTTTGCTTTCGATTTTATACTGACCTGTGGAATGGTAATCATAACAAGTACTTACCAGTTCCATACGCAGTTCATCGTCTTTCGGCAATCTACAGACGCGAGTATTCAACCAATCCCTGCACATAATCCAGAGTTCGTCTCGGAGCCGGTAGGCGCCGAGGTTCATCGAGGTCGTCTCGGAGACGTTGACATCGCGGACGTTGAACTTGAGTTCTCGCAAACGGTCAGCGACGCCCGAACCGAGCCCGATGGAGTCCACCATAATCTCTGAAGGACGGTCGACGTTCGCTTCGGCGGCGACCCAGCCGGTGACTCCCATGAGATCAAGTCCGCGCTGCGACTTGACCTCCAGGACGACATTTCCTTGTCGCTTGCAGATAGTTGAACGATCATCGCCAAAGCGCGCCACATCGACGCCATAGACGATGGGATCTCTTGGGTTGAGTACGACATCGCGGTTCATGGCTCCGTCTACGAGGTCTGCACTGATAAGCGTCCGGGCCTCGCTGACCGGGAACTCGCCGAGGACTTTCACCCGGTACTCGTTGGAGCCTTCTCCCCACCTGTGAAGCGTGTCGGCGATGAAGTCGTTGCTCACCAGGCGATTGCCCACGCAGGACTCGTGCATGGTCGTCCAGTTGGCCCGGAGACTGTTATGGGTGTCGAAGAAGAAGCCCGAGTTGCGGGTCGGGTTGCCAATGAGGATGGTGACGCAGTTGTGGCCGGACATCGAGCCAGCGGCGGCACTGTAGACTGCTTCCGGTATCCCAGAAGCCTCGTCGAAGATCAAAAGGACGAAGCCGTCTGAATGCACTCCCTGCATGGCCTCCGGTCGGTCCATAGAGGAGGTCTTCGCTGACACAAATGACTCTTCGATCTTCCGGTCCAGTTCCGCTTTCAGGACGATGCGATCGGTCAGGACAACGAACAGGACACGGCAGAACTCGGGGAGTCGGCTGAACCACTTCTTGATCTCCGGGTAGAGCGCGTCGAATAACTGTCCTGCAGCAGGGGCGGTCACCACCGTCTTCTGGGGATACCTGACCGTCTGGTGCCATACGACCAGCATCCCGCAGGCGGCGGTCTTGCCCACCCCATGGCCCGTCCTGACACTGATCCTTCGCTTGCCTTCCGCCACCGAGCGCATGAACTCGCGCTGCCACGACAGCAACTCGACCTTCAGGACCTCCTCGGCGAAGGCCACCGGGTCGTGCCGGTACCTGTGAACAAACGCCGTGTACTGGTCGAACATGATCCGGGCCTGCTCCTGCGCCCTTAGCTGGGCAGGACGGAGCTTTGTTTCACGGGAAACATTTGGGGTGATCGCGTCAGGCATTGCCCTTCGCTTCCAGCATGTCGAGAATTTCCGGGTACTTGCTCGCCAAAACCCGCATGTAATCCGACTTCTTCACCTCAACCAGCCGCGACAGATAGGTCGTCGCCTTCGCATACGCCTCGGCTCGCTCCATCGGAATGTCACTATGCCCGATGAACTGCGCCGCCACCGACAGACAGGCCATTAAGCCAATGTCGGGGTCATCGTCATGGTTCAACGCCTTCCACAGCAACTCCTTCATGTCCCGCACCCGCTTGTGCCGGGCATCAAGGTCATACTCAGCCCGCTTCTCCCGCGCCTCGCGAAGCCAGTTACGCACGAGCCCGCTTCCTCTCCCGGTACGCCTTCGCCCTCGCCGCCCCGTTCTCATACTTCGGCGGACGACCACCCTTTCGTGACGGCAGGGGTTTCGTGACAGGTTTCGTGACGGCACGCAGGCTTTCGGTAACAGCCGCCCGATCAGGCCGCTTCACGAAGTAGTCGTCGTACAACTTCCCCACTAGACCGCTTCCACCGATGGCTCAGACACAGCTTCCGACGGCTTTTCCTCAACCGGATCAACAGCTTGAGGCGCAACCGGTGCCAAAGCCGCCCTCATCTCCGCCAGTGCCGCCTTCACCCTCAACCAGTCATGATCCGCCACCCCACGGTCAATCCAGTCCAGGTGCTGCCTAACCTCTTGATCCGTCATCCATTTTCCCCATTTTTCCTACAATTTTTCTAGCCGGTGGAATGCGGGGGTGCTGCATCGGCAGCCGCCCCCTCTGGTGGTCACCGCATCCGGGGGGCTCGATCGCTGCCCCTGCCCTGCTATGCGGCTAAGCCATTGATATCGCTACGTTCTTCGTTCCTCGTTGGTTATCGCATAACGTACATTATGACAAATCATCATGAACGTCTGGGCAACCTGACTGCTCCTCGACGTCTGTGACACTGGATTGAGGAGACGCGCTTGCCTCTCTCTGCTCTGTTCTCTTCCCTTGCACTGCCTTGCCTACCTCTTCGGTGATGCGTTGGTCAGTGTACTGCATTAGTGCGTCTAGGTGCTGTTGAGTTACGTCTGCGTTGAGGTTCAGGCTTCTCTCTACCAGGTAGCCTTGGGCCTTTAGAATCAGCTCTGTTGCCTTTATGGCTGGTCCGTATTGCTGGTCTACTGATGCTTGCTCTGCAATATGAGCGGCGTTGTTGATCAGCGTCTCTCTGCTGATGTCGAGGCGTTCCTGGAGGCGGCGGCGATGTGCAGCGATCTCCTTTGACACTTTAGCATTGCTTATCAGCCTTGACCCTTGGACGTGAGCACTTGGCTGGGCGTAACCGGCTTTGATTGCAGCTTGAGTGCCGTTACCTGTCTTGACGTATTCACGGGCGAATTTGTCTTGTCTGATCGACAGGTCAGACATTTGCGGCCTTCAGGGCTCGGGCTTCTTTGGTGCGGCCGTCGATCTTCTGCAGGGCAGGCGCAATGGCTTGGATGTCGGCGTCGCTAGGGATCTGCGGCTTGGCCAACTCGTCCCTTGCGGCCAGCAAGGTTGTGCGAACCTCAAGCCAGTTTCGATAGTCTGCCTGGAATTGGGCGTGTTCTACCGATTGGTCTGCAATGCGGATAGCTGCTGTTAGGCGATCGATGATCGTCAAGGTTCATAACCTCCGGGGGATGGATGAACCGTATGAGAATGCGCGCGAGGACAATGACGAGGTAATATCTAGGCGTCAAGTGTCGCTGCCCATACCATCGATAGGCGTTGATACCGATCTGTGACTAAGATTGTTTGGTCAGCAAACAAAACCAGTCAGCATTACTGACCTTGTTCCGCGTGCTTGATGTCCTTGCGCGCCGCTCGAAGGGCAACCATCCGCAGCCATGCTGACAGGCTCAAACCGTTAAGGTTTGCCGCCTCAGTCCATTGCCCGATTTCTTCAGCTTTCGCCCTGATATTGATCTGTGGCCGCATGTCCTTCGCCATGCACTCTTTATAGCATGAGCGATTGTCTATTGATATGCTTAAAGTTATCCCCAGCCATGCGCCAGTGACTGCTAGACAATCGCTATAGGCTTCCCCATACTCTCACTGTCAGCAAAGGGGAACCGCGTCATGACCATCCGAGACATCACATACGGCGACATTCTGGACGCAATTGACCATGAAACCCTAGACGAGGCTTGCAGCGTCATTCAGAGCGCGGCGGGCATCAAGACGGGCGATGTGGCTGGAGTGTTCTTCAGCGGCAATCAATTCGATCATTGGGAGCATATGCCGAAGCCTCAGAAACTCAATCATCTAATCGACTACATCAACGCGGAACTCAAATACGAGAATGACGACCTCTGCTAACCCCTCACCCTATGGGAGACCGTACCATGACAAAGCAAGCACTTAGGACTGATATCTTCAGAGCGCCCGCACATTTGGCTTGTGCACTTATCAATGGCGACACTTCAGGACTAGAGCCGCACGAAGAGCGCGAATTGCGATGGCTCGAAGCTTGGATGCGTTGGAATTATGGCCCGCGCGTTAGCGTTGTCGATTGTGGCGAGCCCGAGTTTTGCCGCGATATGTCACCCTCAATTCGCGTTCCCATGGCTTCATTATCTGGCGTCATGTCACTGTGGCTTGCTGGCGATGCCACAGAATACACAGTCCTTTACTAGCTGACCTAGCGCGCAATCCCCTGCTGCGGTGGGGGATTACCGATATGCCAGCAATCTCAAGAGTTTAGTTCGCTTTGCCTCGCGTATCACCACCACCTGAAAGGGGAAACACTATGCAAACTTTTCACGCCCACGAAAGGCCTTGCGCGGCTCCCGGACTCACTTCGTATCGCATTCGCGGAGTCTTTGGCTGGATTATGATCGGCGCGCATTCGATCGGGGGAGCATTGGACGAAGCGCGTCGCAGCACTCAATTCGTCGATCGATCTAAGCTGCAAGTATGGAGCGAAACTGCGGGAAAGTATATCGACGCATGACTGCAAGCGCGA